CACTGCGGCAAACTAGGTGAAGAAAGTTAAGGCTATGATCAAGCAATTACCTCCGTGGGTTCGAATTGCAGAAATATCTGTGGATAACCGCACCTCATTCGAATTAAGTAATGGATCCCAGATTAAAGCTTCCACCACGAGTGTGGACGCAGGTCGTTCTGAAGCGCTCTCTCTTCTGGTAATAGATGAGGCTGCACACGTTGATGGTCTGGATGAAATCTGGACCGCTCTCTATCCTACTCTTTCTACTGGTGGGGACTGTATTGCTTTGTCCAGTCCTAACGGTGTAGGTAACTGGTTTTACAAGGCCTATACCGATGCAACTTCCGGCAATAATGATTTTTTTCCAACCATTTTACCATGGGAGGTCCACCCCGATCGCGATGATGAGTGGTTTGAGAAAGAAACTAAAAATATGTCGAGACGTCAGATTGCGCAGGAATTGGAGTGCAACTTTAATACATCAGGGGAGACTGTTTTACACCCTGATGATATCGCGTGGATGACAACCACGACGAAAGAGCCCAAATATAAGACTGGGTTTGATAGAAACTTATGGATTTGGGAAGAATACCAACAGGATAGTTCTTATCTTCTATCTGCGGACGTTGCACGTGGCGACGGGGAAGATTATTCTACTTTCCATATAATAAAATTAGAAACAATGGAACAAGTCGCCGAGTATCGTGGTAAGATAACTCCCGATTTGTTTGCCAACATAGTTAATACAACTGCAAGGGAGTATGGCAATTGTATGGCTGTGATAGAAAACGCAACAGTCGGTTTCACAGTGTTAGACAAGCTAGTGGAAATGGAATATCCAAATCTTTATTACTCCACCAAGGGGAGTCACGAGTATTTAGATCAGTATGAAGCTGATTTGGTTTCTAACTCTATTGCAGGTTTCACCACTTCCACGAAGACGAAGCCACTCATAATAGCTAAGCTGGAAGAGTTTATTAGGAATAAGCATCTTAATATATATTCGAGTCGCTTTGTGAGTGAGGCCAAAACGTTTATTTGGTATAACGGGAAAGCTAAAGCTATGCGAGGCTATAACGACGATCTGATGATGAGTATGGCTATAGCGTGCTGGGTTAAAGATACTGTTTTAACTGTTAACCAAAGAGAGTTACAATATAAGAAAGCGTTTCTTGATTCCATTATTGTTACTAACACGAATTTTGATACTCGGATTGCCGGTATGATAGGTTACGACAAGACAAACAAGTATATGGACGAGAATACAAAGGAAGATATTAAACCATTTAAATGGTTGTATAAAGGATAATAAATGGCTGACAGAAAGAAAAACCCGCGCAATTCTAATACTGAGTTGTTCCGTAAATTAACTCGCTTGTTATCGGGTCCCTTAACGAACTATCGTAAGCAGACGCCTCGCCAGCTACGACGTATCCAGTTAGATAAATATAAATTTCAGTCGGCCGGCGGCCTGTCGTTTAAAAAGACGGAATATAACCCGTTTTCTGGAATGCAGTCTAACTACCTACGTAACCAGAACCGCGGCGATCGTTATGTGGACTTTGATCAGATGGAGTACACCCCTGAAATCGCATCTACTTTAGATATTTACGCGGATGAAATGACAACGTCCAGTAATTTAAACCCGCTATTAACGATTGATTGTTCGAACGAGGAAATCAAGTCTATCTTAGAGACTTTATATGAAAATATCCTAAACGCAGAATTCAATTTGTTTGGGTGGTGTCGTACGATGTGTAAGTATGGAGATTATTTTCTTTATTTAGATATCGATGAACATGAGGGTATCACAAACGTTATAGGCCTTCCTCCTGCAGAAATTGAGCGTTTAGAAGGCGAAGACAAAGCCAATCCCAACTATGTACAATTCCAGTGGAATTCAGGTGGCTTGACTTTTGAAAACTGGCAGATTGCCCAATTCCGCATTTTAGGAAATGACAAATATGCGCCTTATGGGACATCGATTTTAGAGCCCGCCCGCCGCATATGGCGGCAACTCATCTTATTAGAGGACGCAATGATGGCATACCGCATCGTGCGTTCTCCCGAACGACGTGTTTTTTATATCGATGTGGGGAACATTTCAGCGGAGGATGTAGATCAGTATATGCAAAAAGTGGTTACACAAATGAAGCGTAACCAAGTAATTGATCCCGCCACCGGCCGCGTGGATTTGAGATATAATCCTATGAGTATCGATGAAGATTATTTTATCCCCGTTCGCGGTGGTTCTTCCTCAAAGATCGATACGCTGCCAGGGGGCACATATACTGGGGATATAGATGATGTAAAATATCTTAGAGACAAATTGTTCTCCGCCTTAAAGGTGCCACAGTCTTATTTATCTCGCGGCGAAGGCGCCGAAGAAGACAAAACTACGCTAGCGCAAAAGGACATTCGCTTTGCACGCACAATTCAGAGGTTGCAGCGAGCAGTCACATCTGAGTTAGAAAAAATTGGTGTTATTCATTTATATACTCTAGGGTTTCGAGAGCATGATTTAGTATCCTTTAAACTTCACTTATCTAACCCTTCAAAGATCGCCGAATTACAAGAACTAGATCACTGGAAAGCGAAGTTTGATGCTGCTGCCTCAGCGACTGAAGGCTTCTTTAGCAAAAGGTGGATTAGTAAGAAGCTGTTTAATTTGAGTGATGAAGAAATTGTGAGAAATCAACGTGAGATGTTTTTTGATGCTAAGTTCACTTCCCAACTTGAAGCAATCGCTCAGGAGGCAATGATGCCTTCAGGACCCGGCGGAGGTCTTGGGTCCCTTCCAGAGGGAGGGGAAGAGCCTCCTATGCCCTTACCAGAAGATGAACTGGGTGACGAAGAGGGTGGTGCACCTCCTCCTCCGCCAGGAGATGAAAGTGTGTTGTTGCCTGGTGACCCTGGAGAAGGCGGCCCTGAAATCCCTCCTCCTGGCAAACGCGACGCTGGGTGGCATAAACTTACAGCAACCGACGCGCATGGCAAAAAAACAGCAACTACTACCAAGGCGTCTAAAGGCCGGTGGTATAGCCCAGGGCCCCACGACAAACGGACCTCGGGCGCCCGAAAGCGCAGCGTTTCGAGCTTGACAGGGCTCGAACCTCTCTCTCATGGGATTTACGAGGAAACTCAACCTATTTATTATGAAGAGGAAGAGAAGTTATTTAAAATTAATCACGAAGTCAGGATCCTCTTAGAGGGTCTAGAGAAAAAAGATAAAACGGAGCGTACAAAAGATGCAGAAACTGAAACACAATAAGAAGAGAAATACCGCTTTTCTTTATGAAAGTTTAATTAGGGAACTCACGAAGACGATCGTAGAAAAAGAGGAACGGCGAAAAGACATTGTTTTAAATATCCTTAAAGAATCGTTTGAACATGCCACTAGCATGTATATGGAATTAAGATGTTATAAAAACTTTGTAAGTGAACCAAAGTTGAATCAACGAGCCGCAGAAAAATTATTATTGATGACAAAACAAGAACATATGCAGATCAATAAGCGGCGCCTTTTCAATGAACAGACAAAATTGATTAATAGAGTTAACCGGGAACTTGGAAAGGAAGTTTTCTCTAATTTTGTACCCAACTACAAAGACTTAGCTACTATATTCCAAATTTTTAATACCAATGTGGACACTGCGTCGCGCGTTCTGTTAGAAGAAAGTGTAATATATGATTTAACACGCACTCCTCACCTCAACGAAGAGCCCCGGGACTTACAACCTGTTAGTAACTTAGTATATAAAACGTTTGTAGAGAAGTTTAACAGTAAATATTCGCAGCTATTGAGTGAACAACAACAAACTTTACTTAATAGGTATATTCTATCTTTCGTTGACAACGGGGTAGATCTCAAATTATATTTAAATGAGGAAATTGGGCGCCTTAAAAATGAACTACATTCAGCGTCGGAGCAATTGGAATTCTCCCAAGATGAAAACATGAAACAGAGGGCCCAAAATGTATTGTCCATGTTGGAGGGGTTTAGTACAGAACCAATCGATACTGGGATGATCCGGAAGGTATTAAAAATACAAAATTTAGTGACGGAGATTTCAGCGTAATGGGAGAAATACGTTTAAACATCACTGATGAGGAGGCCGCAAGTGAGTTAGGGCTAAAGAAAACTCCACAAACAGTGGTGACTCTAGAGATTAGAAAGGGCATGAACGGCGATTTGTTTATTTATGATCATGTAGATATGGATATCGTTGTCATGCCTACAACTAACAAGATTATCGCCTTCCCAAAAGAAAACATGCATGATTACGTTTATGACGCACAAAACCGTCTTTTCCATTATCTTGGCCGCCGCGGCGTTATTGATAGGGATTCTGTCCAGGGAGGAAATGTCCATGGTGCCATCGAGGCTATCTTGGCTGAGTCGAGCGCCGAGGAAGTAGACCCGGTGCAAATGTCTCTATTTTCTATTAGCCGCTTTATGGATCGAGAGCGGCCACACTTTGAATTTGTCAAGAAGTATGATGACATGCTGACTGATGAGTTAACTGACCCGGGCCCGGAGGATTCAACGGCTCTTGGCAAGATCCCTCAAGAACCTCGCAAAGGTACTATCTTACCAAATGCCCGACCTTACAACTTGATGTATAAGATGTATGAGCAATACACGGTGATGCCTTCGAAAGATGCTTCTTTCCGAACATTAACTGAGCAGCAAGTGGAAGAATTGGTGGATAAAATAAGCCAAGTTCCAGAAAATTTGACAGATATAGCCCAAGATATAGCTACTTTAGGCTTGAATAACAAGTGGAAAGAAGCCCAAGATCTAGCGATTAAGCATATGTATGACCCATGGTTGTTAGACGAAATATACGCAACTATCCTAACTGACCCAACCAACCCTCAGAAAAGTGATATGTCATTGAAAAAATTACTTCATCACGGTGTAAAAGAGGCCCGGGGCCTTCTCGACGCACAACCTGCTGCGGTGAAAGCTTTAGCGAAGGGAGCATTGACTCTTATACCCGATTCTCTTCTGAAATTGGTTTTGGAGGAAGTGGCAGAGAGTGCTTTAAGTTCGGTGTCTGAGTGAGTTTAATATATTTTATCTTGGCAGCCTTCGGGATGACCCAGATTTTAGTGTATGGGAGCGTGTTTAACAATATACGCCCGACCCGAGGCAAGCTGGGAGAATTGTTCAACTGTTCCATGTGTGTAGGGTTCTGGGTGGGGATATTTCTTTTTGGAATAAACGGTTTTACAGAACTATTTACTTTTGATTATAATTTTATTAATGCGTTGGTAATGGGGTGTTTGAGTTCGGGCACTTCATATATTTTAAATGAGGTGTTTGGAGATTGCGGACTTAAAATACAGTTAAATGGAGAAAAAAATGAAAATTACACAAGCTAGATTAAAGCAAATTATTCGGGAAGAACTTGAAAAGGTTATGGACGAGAGTCTCCCAACTGCCCCGGGCATCGACCCGGAGGAAAAGGAAGAAGAGGACGCACCTGTGCACCTGGCTGCTAAAACAGGTAGCTGAGGAGAAAAACTATAACGAGTTTGCGTTATTTAAGAGTAGGAGGATAGAAGATGACTAAACGATGGATGATACAACCAGTTAGACATTGCTGCAAAGGTTCGAAACCCATGCGGGTTGTGCCCGTAGAGAATTATTATGAATAAGAAATTTGTATTAAGAGAATATTATGCTTTATGTGAGGGTGGCGTATGCCAAGACCTACTCACAGAGGATGAAAAACGCTTTGTAAAAAATGGTGGCATGATGCTCTCAGGCAAACTACAGGAAGCAGAGATTCAAAATGGGAATGGGCGGGTGTACCCGCACAAAGTTTTGATTCGAGAAGTGGAAAATTATAGAAAGGTCGTCGGAGAAAACCGTGCCGTTGGCGAGTTAGACCACCCTGACGACTCTGTTGTCAACCTTAGGAACGCGTCACATATGGTTACCGATATTTGGATGGAAGACAAGAGTGTAATGGGCAAACTTAAAGTTCTAGACACTCCCTCTGGGAATATCCTACGCTCCTTAGTTGATTCCGGTGTTCAACTTGGAATCTCTTCAAGAGGTTTAGGTTCTGTTACTGAGGCCCAAGGCGCCGTGACCGTTAATGACGATTTTCAATTGATATGCTTTGACATGGTTTCTGAGCCTTCTACACCCGGCGCATATATGGCCCTTCAGGAAAGTAAGCTCAAAAGCCGAGATATTTTTACAAAAGCAGATCGCATTAACCGTGCTCTTAACGAAGTGTTGGAGGATTAAAGGTGGCCTATAGTAACTTCAAAGACGACAAAAGCCGGCTTGATAATTGGCGTGAATACCTGACAGTGGAAAAAGAGAAAAAGAATACAAATGAATAAGCAAGAATTAAAAAAGGTGCTTAAGCCCCTTATTAAAGAATGCGTTAAGGAGGTGATGTTCGAACAAGGTGTTCTTTCGGGGATCATATCGGAAGTGGTTCAGGGCTTAAGCACCAATTCTATTAAAAGTAATGCGTCACAACAACCGCCGAAGACTCAGGAACTGGTCGCTCCAACCCCTAGAGTCAACATGATTCACGAAACAAAGAAAAAGATGTTAGATGCTATTGGGAAGGACGCTTTTGGGGGGATAGACTTATTTGAGGGGACTGCCCCCCTCTCCAAAGATGCCTCTTCCGCCTCTTCACCGGAGAATGCCTCAGGCCCAATGGCCAATATAGATGCAAATGATCCTGGTGTAGATATCAGAGGGATCATGAATCTAGCCGGCGGCAACTGGAAACAAATTGGGTAATCATAATGAAAACTCCACCTATACGAGCTGAAGTCCGGGCGCGCCCAAATGAGCATCCTGAGAGATTAATAAACCGGTTTATCCGTAAAGTTAAAAAAGAAAAAATAATTGAAAAACTTCGAGATCTACGCTATTATGAAAAACCCTCAGCTAAAAGAAACAAATTAAAACAAAGAAATAAAAGGATTTCCCAAAAATGAACTATTTAGATATGGAGTTGAATAATGCCTAACCAAGAAAACCAGCCCATGACTATGCAACGCCAACGCGTTGGGCTCCACAACGTTGGTTCCTACCAAGTTTCAGGGCAACCATGGTTAACGTCCTCCGCCTTTACTCGGGATACTACTTTGACCTGTAGCTTTCCCTTTGTAACTCAACGTATTACGGTCATGAATAAAGGCGAGAACGTTTTACGTATTTCTTTTGGAAAAGGCGGCGCCCAGGGCCAAGATGCTGTAAAAGCACACTACACCACTATTCCGGCCATGACCGCCGGCGGCATTGACAATACTTTTACATTTGAGGTAAAATGTAAAGAAGTCTTCATTACAGAGCCCGACGAAGCAGCCGCAAGTGTGGAGGTATTTGCTTCATTAACAGGCATTCCAACTGCCAGCATGTATAACCTCACCGGCCGTGGCCTTGATGACTGAGTTGTTATAATTTTATTAGTCTTTTCATGGTTTACCAACTATTTATTAGAGAAATGTACATTTGAGGAACAGTATGTCATCATCTTTGTTAGAACAAGCCATTGTAGATGCGGAAGCTCTTAAAGAAGCCGCTATTAAAAATGCCGAGTCTGCTATCTTGGAGAAATATTCCTCAGAGATTAAGCAGGCTGTAGATACTCTGTTAGTTGAACAGGGCCCAGAGGATCCTCTAGACGCGGAGAACATGCCTCCGCCTATGCCACCGATGGATTTAGAGATGCCCCCCATGGTCGAAGAAGAAGCCCCTGCGGGAGACGATAACATTCCAGAAGTACCCCCGGCTGAGGGGATGTGTCCTTGTCCTGCCATTGACGAGCAAATCGATGGTAGTGATATTGATACCGCCGGCGAGGTAAAGGTCGAATTAACTAACGTAGCTGCTCCTCTTGACGAAGTTTTAGAAATTGATTTTGAGTCACTTGAAAGAGAAATACTGATCAAGGAAGACTTTGAAAAAGAATTTAATATCACTACTGATTTAATTGAGGAGGTGTTAGGAGAGGAAAATACTACTCCTGATATACCGGACGCATTAATCGATAGCATTATAGAAAAATTGGCCATTGACATTGACCCGGTAAAATCTGGGTGGATAGAGCGGCCGATAAGCAACATTGATCTGGCCGCTGACCAAGCTGCAGCCACGGAAGAACTTGTAGATGATGTCGACAATTTACAAGATACCGAAAATAAATTAAATGGTATCGGACTCCGACAAATAGAGGAATTACATGAAAGTAATTTCATGTTGGATGAAGAAAACGAACAATTAACTAATCAAAATATTGGATTAGTTGAAGAAAATAAGAAATTTAAAACAATATTAACACAATTGAGAGATAAACTTCACGAAGTAAATCTCTCTAATGCTAAGCTTTTGTATACAAATCGCATACTATCGGACCGCTCCCTGAATGAGCGACAAAGAACCAAAATTGTTGAATCCGTGGCAGCTGCGACCAATGTAGAAGAAGCGAAGGTTATATACGAAACCCTTCAGAGCACAGTGGGCGCTTCACCAAAAAGAAAGAGGCCAGAGACACTAAGCGAAGTGGTAAATAAAAACTCATCGAGTACAGTGTCGTCACAAAGAGAGGTACAACCTTCTCAGAACACGACGGCATACAATCGTATGAGGATATTAGCGGGAATAAATAATTAATACAACAAAAAGGAGAAAATAATAATGTCAGTATTAAATAAGTTAACAGAAGGTATTGTTAACCGTAACCTTTCCCGAGATGGTGCTGCTCTTCGCGATAAGTGGGAGAAGACTGGTCTTTTGGAAGGTTTAGGTAACGAACGTACTAAGGACGGCATGTCCGTCATGCTTGAGAATCAAGCAAAGGAGCTTCTTCGTGAGGCTTCGTCTATGGCTGCAGGAGATGTTGAGGGCTTTGCTGCCGTCGCGTTTCCGATTGTACGCCGCGTGTTCGGTGGCTTGGTCGCCAACGAATTAGTTTCAGTGCAACCAATGAGTTTGCCCTCGGGCCTCATTTTTTTCCTGGACTTTACATTTAACTCAGCCAAATTAGGAGAGCCCACTGATGGTTCTTTGTTTGGTGGTGGAGTTAAAGGGTTCGAGATTACCGGTGGTGTGGATTTAACTGGGGACAACGCTTCTCGCAGTTTTTACAATCTAAACAACGGGTATTCTTCCCCAACTGGTTCTGCTGAATCTTCTGGGTCTTTGGTGGCCTGGGGCCAAGTTGCAGTTCCTGACAACCAAGTTGGTGAAGTAGACAAGTTGGTACGATATGATCCCGATCTCTCGGGTTCGTTTGTAGCGATCTCTACGATGACGGGTTCTGCTGACGTTGGTCAGTTGAACTTAAAGGACCTTGTGGCTATTTCCCTTACGGGTGCTCTAGACCAAGGACGTCTTGTTCGTCGTGTGACGAGCTTGGCTACTGGTTCTAATGGGTTGCCAAACAGCAATCCCAATCCTGGTAATGCTGGGTGGGAAGGCCTTCTTGTTTTCGAGGAGACTGCTGGGGAGGATCTTTCGCTCCTAATGACCGAGCTAACGTCGGCTGCAGCCTTGATTGGTGTGGGCTTCCCCCTCACCGATAACTTTGAGCAGGTAACTACTCAGGGTGACGCCAGAGGTTTGGGTGCCATCGTAGGTGCTGATACTTGGGGCTTAGAAAACCAGACTGCGATTCCTGAGATTGACATTAAGGTCGACTCGGTTAGTGTGACAGCTGTCACCAAGAAGCTCAAGGCTAAGTGGACGCCTGAGCTTGGTCAGGATTTGAATGCTTACCACAATCTCGATGCAGAGGTGGAGCTAACGAGCATTCTTTCTGAGCAAATCGCTTTAGAGATTGATCAAGAGATTCTTGAAGATCTCATCCAAGGCGCTACCGGTGGTACTCTCTACTGGTCGCGTTTGCCAGGTAACTTTGTTAACCGTGAGACAGGCTCTTCCCTAGAGGTTGCTGCTGACTCGTCTGGTTATCCCGAGTTTACTGGTACGGTCTCAGAATGGTATGAGACTCTTGTTGAAACGGTCAATGATGTGTCTGCCAGGATCCATCGGAAGACCCTCCGTGGTGGTGCGAATTTCATCGTTGTTTCTCCTGAGGTGGCAAACCTCTTAGAGTTTACAGCGGGTTTCCGTGCCAATGTGACTGCTGATGACAACCGCGGCACCGTAGGTGCTGTTAACGTTGGCAACCTGAGCAAGAAGTGGGACGTCTTTGTTGACCCCTACTTCCCAAGAAACGTTATTCTTGTAGGACGCAAGGGTAACAGCTTCTTGGAGAGCGGCTTTGTATATGCACCTTATGTGCCTCTGCAGGTCACTCCTACTATCTTTGGGCCCGAAGACTTCGTGCCTCGTAAGGGTGTTATGACACGCTATGCGAAGAAGATGGTAAGACCAGATATGTATGGTCTGTGTGTTGTGAAAGACTTAGTATAATAACTAACTTTCATTAAAAAATCAAAACCCCGCCCTTATGGGCGGGGTTTTGTGTTTCTAGAGACTATTTAACTTGGAGGGTTTTATGAATGGCTTTACCTCAACTGACACCTGCAAGTCAAACCAGCACAGTCGTCTTACCAGCTACGGGTACGCACGCGGATGTGGTTGGAGATCTTGTCTTTGGAGTGTATCAAGATAGCACCCCGTTTATTTCGGGTGCCGTAGACCAAGTCGCTTATACTTATAAAAAGTTAGGTGGTGATGTCCTTGACATTGAAATAACTGCTGGGAATGTATATGCGGCTTATGAAGAAGCTGTGTTAGAGTACTCCTATATTGTTAATCTGCACCAAAGTAAAAATATCCTTGCTGACGTCTTAGGAGGGAATACAGCTTCCTTTAATCAACATGGACAAATCGTCAGCGGAGATAATCTATCGGGATCCTCGGTTGAGCTTCGATACCCTCAAACAAAATTTGAATATTCTAAGAGAATTGGCCGCGCCGCCTCGACGATCGCGGCTGCAGGCGGCGATGAACGTGTATATTCGGCCTCTTTCGCGCCTATCGAGGGCCAGCAGGATTATGATTTACAAAATATCATATCATCTAGTGCCGCCGATTCCACCAGTGCTAACCCCTACACTCTAAAGGTGGGAAACAAAAGAATTGTAGTAAGAAATGTGTTTTATAAAACTCCCCGGGCGATGTGGAGATTTTATGGGTATTATGGAGGCATCAACGTAGTGGGTAACTTCTCTACATATGGTCAGTTTGCTGACGATTCCACTTTTCAAATAATCCCAGCGTGGCAGAATAAGGCGCAGAACATGGCGTTTCAAGAGGCCATTACGGTGAGAAATTCTAATTATTCTTATGAATTACGAAACAATATCTTAAGACTTTTCCCTCCACCGTCATCCCCTCTTACAGGCCCTGAGAAATATTGGGTGCAATTTACAATCCCACCAGATGTTTGGGATCCTACCGATAGTGATAAAATGGAAGAAGGAATTTTTGGGGTTAATAACCTGAATACACTGCCTTTTGAAAATATCCCGTATGCAAACATCAATAGTATTGGGAAACAGTGGATAAGGCGTTTTGGTTTAGCTTTATGTAAAGAAATGTTGGGTCAAGTTCGTGGAAAGTTTGGGACTTTGCCAATTCCAAACTCTACTGTCACTTTAAATGCAACAGATTTGCTGACACAAGCAAAGGATGAACAAGAAAAATTACGGGAAGAGTTAAAGACAATTTTAGATGAACTAACTTATGTTAAATTAGCAGCATCGGATGCTGAAAAAATGGAGGCTGCTACAACTGTTTTTAAGAATGTACCAAGTCCGGTATTTGTGGGGTAAAACGACATGTCTGATAACGAGTGGTCACAACCTAAAGCCCCCCCTCCGCCTCTCTTCGCGGGGAAAAAAGAGCGTGACTTCACCAAGCAAGTAACGAGCGAGTTAGTGGAACGGGTCATTGGGCAACAGATTTTATATTTT